CGGCACCTGGCAGAAAGGTAAATTCTCTGCTACTCTCGCCATTCCAAAACTCCTTGCGGATGGTAAGACTGTCGAGTACCCACTTGGGCGAATCGAAGTTGAACCTCATGCCGAAAGCACTGACGCCGAAATTGTAGCGATTTTATGCTACATGGCCCAGTTGTGTTTCGACACCGACACCGTGCCTTTCTTTAAGACCGGTGCTCTGGGTTAAACTGGAATAATTCCACAGTCATAAACTTAAAACCATCGAGGATCATGTCATGGCTAAAGTAAAAGAGAAGATCGGTTACCACACCGATCGTATCATGGGTCGTGTTTATGCGGCCCTGGTATCTGACCTTTCTACAAGCGCGGGTCTTGAAGACAAACGATATAATTCCGTACACAGCGTCGTTGCCGAATGTGAAAAACTCGGCGATTATGCTCGACTACGGGAATTAACTATCACTATGCCTGAGCCGGATTTCAACGGCCCTAGGTATAGCTTCAAGGCCCGGTACCAAATCAAGAATTATTTGAAGCGGTACTCATTTAGTAAAGATTTATATAGCCTTACGGATCTTACGAAGTCGACTAATGCAAAATTCCTAGAACTTCAGGAATCTTTAGCAAGACCTCGCGCTGCTTATAAGCAGTCCACTGAAGTGGTTCTTAAGAGAGCAAGACAGATCGTGAAAAGCGTCCTCGGACCTTATGATCGAGATGAACACTACTCAAGCTGTAGGTTTAGTACTAAAGCTTGTGTCGGTTTTCCGACAACCAGGAGCTACCTTCATGTTAAAGCAGAAGGCCCGCTTACAGGTAGTTATGGTCACCTACGGTGGTTGAAAGACTACTGTGCGACAGATGAACTTTTCTGTCGTGCGTTCTCATCTGAGACGCAGGAGATAGATGCCCTGAACCTCATTAATGTCCCAAAAAGTTATAAGACATTGCGAGGAATCTTCCCTAATACGTTGATTGGCTCCTTCCATTCCTATGGTTTAGGGGTTATGATACAGAAGAGGTTAGAAAAAGTTCGTATCGACATTTCTCGGCAGCCTGAGCTACATAAACAGGTTGCTAAACAGGAATCCAAGAAACAATCCTTGGTTACTGCGGACTTGTCAAATGCGTCTAACTGTTTTACATCTGTACTAGTTAGGAAGCTTGTACCACGTGAATGGTATCGTCACTTCGATTTAGGTCGCCTACAAACGATCTCCATCGAGGGTAAGCGGTACCACATGGCCTCTTTTATGGGCATGGGTATAGGTTTCACTTTTACCTTGCAAACTCTCTTGTTTTATGCCATAATAGCGGCTATACAAGAGTTACTCGGAAGGCGGGGATTCATTTCAGTCTTTGGTGATGATCTAATTTACCATAGGCGATTGCATCCTTACGTAGTCAGTGTCTTATCTGATTGCGGTTTTGCATTGAACCATGACAAGACTTTTGTGTCGGTTCCCTTTCGGGAGTCATGTGGAGGAGATTTTTTCAAATCCCTTGACGTGCGACCGGCTAACCCTGAAGGGGTTGGTGCGGTCCTGGGCAAATGGAAGTATCTTGCCTTTCTACATAAGATCGTAAACGGTCTCACCCTCAGGTGGTCCGAATACGATTTACCATCCACTATCCATCTACTGAAAAGAGAACTTCTCCGCATTGGAGGCCCTATCTTTTCAATACCTGAGGACTTACCAGATTATGCAGGCGTAAAACGTATTACCTGCAACTGGTATGAACCAATTAATCCTCCGGTATACTCGACGAAAACACAATGTTACATGTTTTCTTGTTTAGTCGAGTCGCCAAATCTCGTTCCTGTACCTACGCTAATTGCGTATTACTGGGATACTTTGAGATCTAACGAAGATGGTAGTCCATCAGCACAAACGGACAAAGACCTTTGCTGGGATTCGTCCCATCCAGGTACAATTTGGAGGACCGTGCGCGACAAAATTGCGTACAAGCCTGCATCTCCTAATCAACAACCGAAGAATTACCGGTCTAGAATAACGAGATGCCGTTTGAAATTGCTGATACCGCATGTAGCGGAAAAAGGTGGGAGGAATTCTATTCTTAGGGTTCACCAAGCTATATCCATC